CGTTGTAGGCTGACAGAGATGGCGATTCAATCACGATCTTGCCGTTAGCCTGGCGGTTGTTAATTCGCACTTGCTTAGTACAGCCAACCAGCTCCTTATAGGTAGTGCTATTGTTTAGATTGAAGTCAAACTCACTTAAGCAAGCGCCATTCCAACCATTAACCAGTAAATTAGTAGTATTTACATTGCTGACATGCAGTGGGTCAACGTGGTTCCCGAACGTTGCGGAGGGCAGCGCTGCATCCGTTGGCGCTGCATAAATGCCGGTCATGTTAAACATGACGCGGAAGAACTCGCCCACCTTGCCCATAGGCTGAGCCGAGCCTCTACAGCCTGTTGCTAGGTGTTTTTGTCCGTCCATGTGGCCAACCATGGTTAGACCGGCGATGTCGGCATTATCTGTTTTCAGGTTATACGTGACACTGGTGCTTGCTACCACAGTTTCACTAAACCCACAAGCTTGCAGCAACCTGCCCCATTTAGGCGCCGTGCCAGCTACACCACTACCAGCAACATCAACCGAGAAGCTGAACTGTACTTTTTGGTTGATCAGGAACTTGCGCCGCGTACCAAAGTGCGGCTGTAGCGTTGTGCGCTCCAGCTCATCCGCATCCAGTGGAGTGATCTGAAGATCATCATTCACCATGATTGCAGCCGTGCCGCCAGGGTTGGCACTGGTCCCGTAGGGGCTTTCAATGGCTGCCAGGAGCAGCCGTTTGTTGTACTGTCCCATTCCGCTCTAGGTGTGTTGGTATCAGGCTAGGGATTCTGGGGCTGTTCGATACTGAACAATCCAGTCCTGAAGCGCCCAGCAGCTGGTCAGGTCGCTTTTCTCCAACTGCCAATCAGTTGGCCCTGGCGTGATGTCCACAGCCAGTCCACCGATGGTGCGGTCGGCCATCAGGGTGGCGTGGATGGCCGCCAGGATCGGATCTGCCAGTTGATCGGGGACTGCCCCCCTGGTGTTCACCGCAACCTGAATGGTCAGGGTGTTGTCGACCCGGCAGGTGCTGACCTGGGGAGTCGAAGGGACGTTGCGAGCTGGCACCGTGACCGTTGCCGGAGCCTCGGCCCGGATGATCGCCTCGGCGCGGCTGCGCCAGTGGCTCGCGCCTGGCACGGTGGCCACCTTGGCGGCTACGGCGGCAATGATCTGTTCGCGCTTGGTGTAGGTCATTCAGGGCTGTACGGAGTCCGCTTGCTGTAGATCATGCCGAGACCGCCGCCTGAATCTGTGCTCCGGTGGTGTCCACCGTGGCCACATGCGACAGCCTGCCGGATGCAAACTGGCCCATGGCTGTTACCACGTTGGCCTGTGTTAGCATAGCAGTTCCCACAGTGTTGTCCACGGCAACACCGAGCGCTACATTTGCCGCCGACGGAACAGCCATTGTTCCCGTCAGTTCCGATGTTGGCCCGTAGACAATTTGACTACGAACGTTATTTGTAGCGGGATAGCCTCCTGCGGGAAGATTGTCAGCCGAATATAAAGTGCGAGCTGCACCCGATACCGACAACACATTAAATGATGTTGGCGGCGCATCGGCGGGAGCCCGCCAGGTGATAGCGGCTACAGCCAGCACGCCATTAGCTGCAACCAGCATAGGCCCGGTCAGCCTTGTGCTTTGAGCGGCAACGCCTGCGGCAATAGCCGGAAAACCTATGCTAGGGGTGAGAGCGCCGTTGATTGTTACGGAGCCAGCTGTGCTGCTATTAAAAAATGCAGCTGCGGTACCACTAGCTGTAGCGCCGCCAGTGGTTGTCCAGCTCCCGGAAAAAGAAGCAGTAACATTTAAGCCATACGCCTGGCCTGCGTTACCACCTAAGAGCATTCCGACATGATTGATGACACAGTTAGCAGAGCCACTCAACGAGATCCCCGGTATATTTGCGGAAGTACCCCCGGTAAAGTTTCCGGTAACGTTTAGCGTGCCGGCAAAAGCAGCATTTATCGTTAAGCTTGCATTAACGCCACCCGTGTAGTTTCCGGTAAAATTGATCGTACCCGCTCCTGTGAGAGCTATCGCGGTCGTTGAACTGGCTGGCGTCGCAGATTGCGATGCTGTCAACGTCGCAGATTGTCCAGGGCTAAGGTTAACGCTTAGAACGCTTGTGGCCGTGGCGCCTTGCACAACACCATTAGCATTTGTGCAGGTGAGATTTGCGCCGTTGACGAGAGTAAAACCACCGCCGGCAACAATGCTAGTTCCGCTGGCGTTGCTGATCGCCTGCACGGTTCTGGCGTCGCTGATCGGAATCGTGAACCCGTTAGCGAAGGCAATATCTCCCGAGCCTGGAACAACACCGCCAACCCATGTGGAGCCCAAGGAAAAATCTGTAGACGCAGCACCTCTAATGTCAGCCATTACACTACCTCCGAAAGATACGCTTGACCAGCCACCTCAATGGCGTTCAAGAATTTGGCCAGCCTAGGATCGTTCTTCGAGGCCTCGACGGCATCTCCCCAGAGTAAAACCCGTTGTCCTGCCGGCAGCATCTGAATATCGGCGCCCTCCTGATAAGGGGTCAATGTAACAGCCAGCGATACGGCCATTACAGGGCCTTCGGCCCTGGCCATCAGCGACAGCGATGGTGCCAGAAACGGAAATTGCGACCCATCCGGGCCATCCGGTTGCGGGTTCTGAATTGCCATGGGTCAGGAGGGGTAGGTGTGAGTGGTTCGGCCTGTCCAGGTGACAGCCGTGATAGTGCTGCTGCCGGTCTGGACTCCGGCAGCACTGAACTGGGTGCGAGTGATCACCCACACCGCAGACGATTCCGACGACCCGGCAGGTGCCTTGCCGACGTAGATGGTGTTCGCGGTAGACGTGGAGTCGATGCGGACAGCGCTGGAGGTGCCACCAGAGCCGCCCGGCAGGTTGGTCAGCTGGGAACCGTCAACGGCTGGCAGCTTCCCGGCACCATCCAGCGCGATCACATTGCCGGCTGCCGTGCCAATGGTTATACCTATGACTGAGCGAGCCGCGGCCTGTGATGCGGTGGTTGCCAGTTGATCGCCAACGGTTGAGCGATACCCAGACCACCAGGAGGATGCTGCGCTCTGCCCGCGTGCGGACGTGAAGTAGAGATTGACCGAGCCTTCAGGCACTGCATCGGTCGAACCCGGTGATGGGTTGATCTCAGCGTAGGTTGACCCTGACCACCGATATTGGCGATTAGTTGCCAGGTTGATATAAAGCTTCCCTGCCTCGCCAGTAACAGGAAATGCCGCAAGACTTGCAAACTCCAGAACATCATCGACAAACCCCGGCAGCAGCGCGGATGGAATCAGCGCCGACGAATCCAGGATGGGGACATTGCCCGCTGCCGTGCCCGCGTCTCTGGTTGCCGCCGTCCCCAGCTCCAGGCTGGCGCGAGCGGTTACCGCGTTCAGCCCGGTGGCGCCGCCGTCCCACCGCAGCCGCTCGGAGTAGGCCGCGTCCCAGCTGGTCTGGCTGGCCGTGGTGGGCAGGCTGTAGCCGGTGGCAAACGACAGCGTGATCGAGGCGGTTCCCGATCCGGTGACGGTGAATCCCGTTGGCGCCGCGAACGTCGGATAGCCGCCGGGGCCGGTGCCGCCCGCAGCGTCGATCGAGGTGTCGGTAATCGTCAGGTTGGCGCCGAGCGTCAGGTGACGCAGCCGCCCGGCCGAGTGATCCCAGAACACCAGCCGATCGGCGCCCGCCCCCGGGTCGTCAGCGGTCAGCTGCTGCCCCGTCAGCCCCAGCACGTCGGCCACGGTGGCGCCGAGGGTTACCGGGTCGCGAACCGATGCCAGGGGGGCGTAGAGAGCGCCTGCCTCGGTCTGCGTCAGGTAGGTGGGGTGTGGATCGACCGCCGCCAGGTGAGCAGTGATGGCAGCTGCCGCGGTGCCGGTGGGGTCGGCGCCAACATCACCAGCCGTCAGGGTCTGATTGATCCACAGGCCACTAGATGCACGGCGCAGTACCTGCCCCGGAGTGGCGCTGCTAATCAGAACATCATGCAGCTCATCAAGCTCCTGGCCGTTGTCAACCTTGACGTAGAGGATCCCTGATGTTCCCGCGCCCGTTTTGACGCACCACCCCAGCACCACCCCATGGGCTGGCTGCGTGGGCCTGGTACTGGTGAGCTGGCCAGTGGTTTCGCTGAGGAACACCAGACCGCCCTCTGTCAGGCCGGATGTGTTGACGCCAGCAAGGGGGCCTTCGGTGACAACAAGGCCATCGGAATTGTTAGCGATCGCCTCCAGCGTCAGGCCCATGGTATTGGCTGCCGTTGCTTCGACAGAGGCGTCAGCCGGCGCAATGGTTTTAGTTGTTCCGCTGCTGCCAGTCACGTAGACCGGAACGCCTTTGGCTATCGCGCTTCCGGTGTTATTTCGGACTGGTGCTACAGTTAGAGTAGCGCGGTCAACGGTTATGGAATCTAGCTTTGCTTGGTTGGCGGCAGATAGCAAGCCAGCCGCCAGCGTGGTGGCTTCAGGTAGCGTTACGTCTGCGCCAGTGCTGCTACCTAGGAGGCGTGTCGCTGGATCGTAAGTGAGGTTTGTAGGAGGTGCTAAGTTTGCAATGTTTTGAGTAGTTGCATCGACAGTATTCGCACCCTGATCCATCGGCACACGTTCCGTGCCAGTTAGTGGTGTTGTTGCGTTAGGCAGCCCTGTAATAGTGGTAGTCATTGCGCAACCAAGGGAATCCCGGAAAGTGTTGTAATTTGGAGGCCTGACAGGGTGGTGATAAACGTGTCGGCAACAGGAGCAATCGGCTCCAGAGACAGGCTAACCATCATGTAGGCCCCATCGCCCACTGGCATCGGTTCGCGAACGGAATAGGCTGCGCCATCGACCTGCAGCAGGTCGCCGTAGCGGAGGGCTGAGAAAATTGAGCTTTTAAGGCGTACTGCGTAATCGACACTGATAACATTTCCACCAAATATAAGCTGAGCATTCTTATCAAGAATACCGCTACTAGAAATGGCGCCCCAGATCACTGGGACGCCAAAGCCGTCTTCATTGAGGAAGTCGAAATCCTCCTCGAACGCCATCAGTCGCCATCCTGGGCTTTGCCCTTGGCAGCGGCATGAAACGCCTCGATGACACCTAGTGCCACCAGTGTGGCGGCATCATCAGCGGGCAGGGTCAACTCCTGCCCCTCGTCATATCGGACCCCGTCATGCTCGACGGGGCCAGCGATCACAATGTGTTTAGCCATGATCAAGCGACGATGTTTTGGAAGAAGTAACCTACATCACTAGCTGCGATGATCTCGTTTACCGATTCGCCGACCCGCACACGCTGTGCGCCACGTAGACCCACTTTGGGCTCGGGGATGCTGCCGCTCACCCGGTTGCCATACTCGGCCGTATAGCCGAATGTGACTGCGTTGCCGCGAACCGTGGCGATTGGGTTCTGGTGCAGGAACGCCATGTGTTTACCCCACACGCGGGACAGGGTTGCATCCTGACCAGGCTTGGCGGTGTTCACCCAGCTTTCCCCGACCAGAATCTGATCAAGCTCCAGCAGATCAGCCACGGCCTGCAGGGACGCCGGAGCGCCTTGGCCGTTGACCGTCAGGGTGTTGCCGGTGCTGGAGGGGGCAAGCGATGCGGTGATCTTGGGATGCACGCGCAGCTTGGACCACGCCAAGCGGCCAATGACAGCCACATTTGGCCGCATCAACATGCCATCCAAGGCGCCCATGATGGCGGGATAGGGGTCGGAGTTGGTGTAATCGGACCACTGCGAAGTACCGCTAAGAGTTGTGCGGTTAGCAGCAGGATACGTGTTGAGGCTAAACACCAGGTCAGCCACCCGTTTTTCGCGATCTAGGGCGATCAGCTCGGACACGCCTTCAACGGCGCGGCCAATCGGGTCATAGCCAGGAGGTGCCGCGTCAACGTCATCGTTGGGCACCAAGTCGTCAAGGCCGTAATCCCTGACAAAACCGGCAGTCTCGGTGCCGCCAAACTGCACTTCGTTTGGAACGCCTTTGCGGCCCACCATCGTTTCAGGGATGGTGAACATTTCGTTTTTGTTGAACAGCTGCCACTTGAACTCACGGCTGCCAACCGTAGTTCGTGGCAAGACTTGATCAGCGATATACGCTCGATTGGTGTAAGCAAGAGCGATTGCTGTTAGCTCTTGCTGGATCGGAAATGGATAATTCTGATAGGACATTGGTGGTTACCTCAGGGGAGAATTTGTCAGCCCTGGAAAGATCCAGGAACAAGGAGAACAGGGGCCTTGTCCCCTGAGACGGCGCTGGCCATTGCAATGCCAGCGGTTCGCACATTGGCGCCGGCTGAAGCGGCTGCAGTAATAGCCTTGCCGTTGGCATCGCTCATCACCTGCGCACCACGCGTAACGGTTCCGCCGAAATCAACGGTGACGATCCCGTCGAGAATGGCATCAAACCGCTCACCAGATGCGCAGCCAACGTCATCGGAGGCGCCAACAACAAAATCAGCAGCGGCGGCAGCCTGGACCATGGTTCGATCGTCGGCGCCGAACTTGATGAACCGATTTGGGGCAACAGCGGCGCCGGCCTGAAAAGCCTTGGTTAGGCCTTGATTACGGAGAGACATGATGGTGTCGCGTCAGGTGGTGAGTTCGCGCCGGGCCTGGGCCACAGCATCGGTTGCGGAGATCGTCCGGCCTGCGGCTCTGGCCTGGTCCGTGATCTCGCGGGCGCGAGCCGCCAACTCGTGAGCGGTCGGCTCGGGCTTGGATGGCTTGACGGACTCCAGCCCGGCATCTGGGGCCGACGCGTAGGGAACCGGTGGGGGAGCCTCTGCCAGTCGCACAGCGGCACTGTTGGCCTGGGCCTGGCGCTCTGCAGCCAGAATGGCTACGGCAGCCTCAGGGCCGGTGGTGTGACCATCAGCGGCGAACCGCTCAATGAGCGCTTCATGGCCAGGCAGGGACTGAGATCGAACAGCGGCAATCCGATCGCGCTCGGAAACGGCACCTTCAGCACGCAGCACAGCCGCGGCTTCAGGGTTCTGGGCCGACCACTCGGAGGCCAGTTGGCTAGGGGTTTGGGGAGAATCCATGGAGGATGCAACAGGGAACCGTGTGCGCCCGCTAGTGCTGACGCTGGATAGTTGACTGATTAACTCTTCCAGGCTAGTGATTTGATCGGCTAAGCCGGCATCAATAGCCTGCTGACCGATAAACATTCGACCATCGGCCATGCGCTGCAGCACGTCGGCTTCGGTTGTTCCGCGATAGGCGGCAATATCAGCGACAAAAAGCGAATACAGATAATCCACTTGCGCTTGCATCATTGCCTGACCTGTTTCGGTCAGCGGTCCGAACTGACTTGCGGCGCGTTTGTATTTACCGGCTACAATTTCGGTCGTCTTAATCCCCATGTCTTTTTCGCGCTGGCTCACATCTACGTGAGTGGCCACGACACCAATAGAACCAATCTGCGATGTCTGGGAATCAAGGGCCACCAGGTCGGACGCCGACCCGATCCAGACGCCAGCGCTAGCCATGGCACCCTGGACCAGGGTTGCAATCGGCTTGATGCCTCGCACGGCCCGGACTGCGGACGCGGCAGCCTGCGTGCCGGCAACAGTCCCGCCTGGTGTGTCCGCCAGGATGATGATGGATTGCACGGCGGAGTCAGCTGCGGCAGATCGAACATCAGCGGCAAACATCTCTGTCGAGGTGCCCCCGCTCATGTTGCTCATCAGGTTCATCCGCTGCCCCAGGACGCCACGCAGAGGAATCAGCGCGGTGCCGTTGACCACCTCGTAAGACTGCTGGTCGTTGACCATGGGCCGACCCATGCGTGCCTCAATGGCCTGCAGGTCCACATCTTCGCCTCTGGCCCTGGCGCAGTAGATCGCCTGGATCTCCTCCAGCTTGGTGGGCAGGATGGCCCACGGTGAGTTGAGAACGTCAAGAACAGTCATGGCATCATGCTAGGGAAAGCTGCAGCTGAGAAGAATCAGATTCATCTAAGTCTTCCGAATCATCGGATTGATCTGGTTCTTCCTGTTGACCCACAGATTTTGTGGTGGGAGTTTCCGTGCCTACGGGTTCCTCCAACCCATAACGCTTGCGCTCCCGAACCTCGCGCGCGCGTTGCCTGAGCTTTTGCTCCCAATCACCACCGTCATAAGCGACGATTTCTTCAGCCTGAGTTGTTTGACCGATCTCAATTCGTTTCTCTGCTGCAGTGGCTTCCTTCAGTGGATCAAGGGCGCCAGGGCCATCACCGCACCAGCTAGTGCGACACCACGCAGCGCGGATGAAGGGATCGGAGAAAAATCCAGGGGCATCAATAATGCCGAGCGCTACAGCGTCTGCCAGCCATTCTTCGTAGATCGGCTGACACATCCGACGGGCCAGCCAAGTGCGCTCAATTTTCCACGTACGCCAGGCATCCATCAATGCAGCGCGACTGGCTGAATAGCTGGCGTTGAACGCTTTCGCCAGGATCTCCTTGGGCATGTTTAGGCCAATGCTGCAGATATTCAACATTGCCCCAAAGAAAGGATCAAAGTTCGGGTTAGGCCTGCCAGGGCTTGGGCTTGATACGGACTCACCAGGCATAAGGTTGATAGCCTTGCCGCTGTTTATGACACCATCCCATTCTGCTGCTTTTTGTCTTTTGTATATTTGTTCTTCATCGTTAAGAATATCCGTATAAGCCTCTGAATCCATTGTCACAAATAGCGCTAAAGCGGCGCTGTTCACCGCTGCGTCAACTTCCGCATCAGAATACCTTGTAAGTTGCTTGATTGTTGCAATGATTGGATCAAGAATAGGCAGGCCTCTTGTCTGACCCGGACGCTTTATTTTCTTGAGATGCAACAGATTGCGGCGACCTGAAGCCGACAAAAAATCTATAGGCGTCCATTCATTAGCCGAACCGGGAATAATTTTTCCAGGATGATACTTGGCAACATGAGCCCGCAATGGTTCGCCATCAATGGCACGCTCAATACCATCAACTAAAGTACCGGCATTTATTCTGCCGTTTGGATTGCTGACGCGATCAGCTTCTATGATTTGCGTTGCCAGCCTGAATGGCCATCCTTGCCGAGATTTACCAGCAAGCAATACGAAAGAATCCCCGGATACATCATGCGACCTTAGCGCCAGTTCTTGCTGTTCATAAAAGTTCAATTCTCCATGCACATCAGCAAAAGGCGATTCTGCCCACATCGAAAACCGCCGTTCTGTAAACGATTGCCAAGCGCTGGCTTGATCATCTGTTAAGCCCAGCTCTTCAGCATCAATTCTGCTCTGCAGGTTGATGCCTGCAGCGACAATGTAAGAGCACCGTGTAGAGATAGCCCCCGTTGCTACCGGTGCGGTTCGCTCCAGATCACGCGAAAACGCACGCAGGTCAGCCAGTTCATACTGAGCAACGCCATCAGCATCTAGCAACTGAGGGCGCCACATCGAAAACCGCGGCGATTGCGCCATTCGGCTTGAGCCCGTCATGCCGCCAAACGCCATGGCCCCAGCATTGGCAAACATTGCCGGCCTGTACGGCGGCTGCTTCGGTGGCTTCTTGCGCTTGGCCATCACCAGTTAGGCCTGATTGCGAGAGACCGACCGCGACCGCTGTTTGCAGCGCTTAGGCGCTTGACCTCAGCATCCCAGTACTTGATCCCCTCCCTGATCTGAGCGATATTGGCACGGGTTAATGACCGGTCGCCAATGCTGTACTGCTGCCCAGTCAATACCTTGGCCTCTGCGTCCAGGTACTGCTGCAGTCGCTCTGTTGCAATTGCGAGGCTGATTCCGCTCATGGTTACAGGCTAGTAATTTTCAGCCACGGCGAGCAAAGCAATTTCCAGTCCTGGCGCTCCCCTTCAGCTGCGCCTCCAGTTGATCCCACATTGTCGCGCGGTTGTAGCGCCGGGCCACCAGCTGCAGGGCCGCGTAGGCGTAGCGGGTGCAGTCGCCACCCTCGTCATGCTCGCCCTGCGGGAGGAACCATTCGTACTGGGTAAACCCTTTCACCATCCGGGGCCGGCGCTTCCACGGGAATAGCTCCGCCAGGAACTGATCAGTTGAGGCCTCGCCCAGGTGCAAGTATCCCGGACCCGGTGTGTCGCTCCGTAGGCGGCCCTGCAGGTGCGCCATGCTGGTGTCGGTGCCGATCGGATACAGCAGCACCGAATGCCGTTGGATCGCCTGATTTTTGCGGTTGATGTCTACGGCCTGGCCCTTGCCGATGATGGCCTTGCCGCTCTGGCTGCCGCCCTTGACCGGCACCCATTTCCCGCGAGT